ATTCCCGCCATAGAGCCGCTTATGGTCTCCGTGGCTTCCTTGGCGGTCGTCCCGGTGATACCCATTTCCGTCTGGATAACATGGAGGGCTTCGGTTAAATCCGAGAAAGAGGATAGGTCGTACTTGATGCCGGAGATTTTTTCGGCGTCGGCTAAGAGCCGCTCCATTTCAGATTTCGTGCCGCCGTAGCCCAGCTTCAGATTGTCAAGCATCGTGTAATTCTGCTTGGCGAAACCTTGGTAGGCCGTCTGAATGGATGAGATATCCGTACCCATTTTATTGGCGTTGTCCGCCATGTCGGAAATCGCCATATCCGCGACCTGAGCCGCTTTCGCCGTATCACCGCCGAGGGATTGGATCAGGCTTGCAGAAAAACCCGTGACGGTTTCCATGTACTCGTTGGCGGACATTCCCGCCGTTTTGAAGGCGTTGGCTGCATAGCCCTGAACCGTCTGCGATGCGGTACCGAACAGCGTGTCAACGCCGCCGACCAACTGCTCGTAGTCCGCATATGCCGCAATGACTTCTTTGCCGAGTTTAACTGCGGCGGCTCCGGCGGCAAGAGCGACTGCGCCCATTGCCGCGCCGACCCCTTTTAGCACGCCGCCCAGCTTCTCAAACTTTCCGCCGGATTTCTCAGCTTCATTGCCTGATTCTTTCAGCTCATCACCGAGGTCGTCGGCACTGTCCGCCGATTCATCAAGTTCTTTCTCCATGCCGTTGAGTTCTGCCTTGGCATTGTTAAGCTGAACAGCCCAGTTCTGGGTGCGGCGGTCATTCTCCCCAAAGCTCTCGGAAGCGTTGCGAAGCGCATCCTCCAGCGTCTTGATTTTATCCTTCTGGGCGTCGATTGCTTTGTTCAGAACCTCATTCCGTGCTGCAACCGCCGCCACGCTTTTGTCCTGTTTGTCAAATTCGGAGGAGACGAGCTTCATCTCGCTGCCCAGAACCTTGAACGACTGGTTGATGTCACGCAGGGCATTTTTAAATTCCTTTTCGCCTTCAAGTCCGATTTTTAAGCCAAAATCCGACATAAAGCCACCTCCCCTCTAAACGAGTCCGCTTGGAATAATCTCATCGATCCCATACTCACGCTTTGGCTTTGCCAAGCCATGAAACTGCTTGTAAATCTCCCACTGGTCGAGCAGATGGCCGAGGGGCATCAGCCAGACCTCCTGTTCGGAGCGTTGGAGAAGGGACACGCCGTAAAAAATCAGTCGGGCAAACGAATCTTCATCGCTTACCCGACTTTCACGTTTTTTGGTGCTGTACCCACAATGCTTTCTTCCTCACTTTCCACATGGCGTTTTGTTCCTTTATACATGGCATCCATGATGGCATTCTTGTATTCGCCCAACTCAAGCGGCGAGGTGAGAAGTTCCACCGCTTCTTCGGTCAGCAGTTCCCGCTTCTCCGAGGGGTTCTGAAGGTTGTGAATCAGCACTGACTGATTGGCAAGCAGTGTGATGAGCCAAACAATCTCATCAAGCGCCATCTCGAAATTCTCGGACTTCATCAGCTTTTCACCCAAATTAGAAAGCCCGCCGTACCGTTTGGCAATCTCCTTGGTCGCTTTGGTTGTGAGGAGCATTTCATACTCTGTTTCACCGATTTGTATCATAGTGCTTCTCTCATCAGCCATTATTCGCCACCTCCGTCAGCAAACACAGGCTCATAAACCTGCGTGTACCAGCCGGAAATAACGGATGCCGGTACGCTTGCATCGTCCTCATTGACCTCTGATTTCCAAGGGTGCTTGCCGTTGCCGTCCAGTTTGTTCCTGCGAAGCACAGTGCCTTCCACAGTGGGGGTGGAAAAGGTGATGCTGTCGCCCTTGGTGGTGAGATTGGTTGCAGGGATACCGAATACCACACGGTAAAGCCAGAAGTAGCGGTATTTGCCATTTGCCTTCTTTGCCCGAAAACCTACGGCGACAGCAGAGCCGCCATCCTCGCTGCCGGAAACTACCACGTGGTTGTCGTCAATTTTTGCCCCGGTCAGATCCTCGGCTGCGGTGATGCCGATATCGTCGATACCAAGGGAGAGCTTGCCGCTCTTAAATTCCTTCACGATTTCGGCGGGACCGTCGTCCGCATAGAGCGTCGCTTCCGCAAGCTCGACCGACAGATCCGCTTTCATCGCCTTGGCGAGAGAAATGGGAGTGCCGTAGGTTTCGGTGCCGTCCGTCGCCTCTGTAATTTTAGAGTAATATAGTTTATCAAGTCCAATGGTAGCCATTTGTCAATCCTCCAGTTCATAGTTTTTTGCCACATCAATGGCGTAGTGGTGATAGCCGGTATCGTCCTCGTGGCCTATATACCGGCGGTCGGTTATCGTTAACTCCGCGTTCAGGAGAGCGCGGACGATTTGGTTTTTGACAGCCGTGTAGCCGCCCTTGTCAAAAAGAGACAGCCGCGCCTCCTGTGTTTCATGCTGCGGCCTGTCGTCGGAATGCAGTTCAAAGGTGTCCGCCAATGGCGTAATCACAACATACCTGTCCGGGGCGGATTCTGAAAAAACGCCTGTCTCAACGGGTGCAATCGGTGAGATGAGGGTGTTCAGTTCTTGAAGCAGGCTCATATGCTTTCAACCTCCTTCTCAAACGCCGCGATCATCGCGTTAACACAGGCACTCTTGCTTGCCGATTTTGCGGGTTTCAGAAAAGGCTTCGGGGCTTGACCGTGTTTCCCGTATTCCAGAATGTTAGCTATTTTGGCATTGTTCTCGCCGTTTTGTCGCGGCTCGGAGAAGCCTACCTTCACATCGTGGTTACCCTCGCGGTTGACCCTCGGCTTTGATATGCCTAAAGCCCCGGCGAGCTGACCCGTGGACTTGGACTCGGTCTTGGTATTCGAGCCGATGACCGATTCGAGGTTGCTCCGAACCTTGTCGGCGACAACCGCGCCCCCGGCTTCGAGGGCTTTGCCCGTGATTTCGTCGGTCTTGTCACCGAGTTGGGACAGTTTCAGGAGGAAATCCTCAGGCATCTTGATATCGCATTTAGCCACTCGGCTTCACCTCCTTAGCCAGCACTTCCACATACATCCCACGGCCTTTCACATCTTCCACGGAGGTGATCTCGAAACGGCCGCTCTCGTTCACGACGACCATAGCGGTCGTAACAGTAATGCCGGGTATTCTACGGAAGCAGAAAAGGTCGGTGGCTTCCGAGAAAGTGGCTCTGTTAGCCCATCTCTCGCTGCCGTGCCGACCTTCTCGGTACGCTCTCACGGAGGCGAGGATATAGTCGGTTTCTGTGGAGAAGCCCTCGCCGTCCTTTGTAATTCTTTTCTCTATGAGGTCTATAAATGTGTTCATCTGCCCATAGCTCATAATCACACCTTCCAATCTCGGTCAAGCCGGAGCAGCAGGTTTACCGTGTTCCATACCTGCTGCCCCGCCTGAACGCTGTCGGCGAAAAAGCCGCCCGTGCTGCCGTCTCTGGATTCGTAGAAATGGGACGAAAGCATTACAACGGCTTGTTCGGTGGTCGGAGGCATAGCGTTTTCCGCATACCATCCGGCCGTGATGTGCTGATAGCTTTCGGCATAAGAGACGGCGGCGGTGATATACGTTTCGAGCAGAGCATCGTCCACGCTGTGTTCCAGAATGAGGTTCACCTTGACTTTCTCAAGTAATGTCATATATCATCGCCGCCTTTCGATTACGCGCCCATCTGAAGGAGCTTGATGCCCTCGTTGAGGATGACCTTGCCGTCCACGCGCTCGGTGGCGATGAAGCCGACCTGACCGTTTCCGGCGTACAGCTCGTTCAGTCGCTGGACGGTACGACCCATACGGTCGGCAATCCAGTAGTTGGAGAAGTCGCCGAATGCGATGGGGAAAGCGGAAGCCGCCGCTGCGGGGACATAGGGAGAGGTGTAGATGGGATAGCCGAGCAGACGGTCGGGCTGACCCGCCTGAACGCTGGGCTGCCACAGGTACGCGCCGTTGTTGTCCTTGAGCTTACGCAGAGAGGAGATGGTAACATCCTTCATGAGGAACACAGCGTTTCTGCGGTACGGAGACTTCAGGGAGTAGATGAGGTCAATGATGTTGTCCACGGTGATGGCGGTGGGGCTACCAGCGGTAACGCCCACCTCGCCGCCGTTAGCGGTGAAGATGCCCGTAGGCTGACCGACGCCGGAGCCGATGCAGAAAGCCTCCTCTTCGGACACGCCGAAGGCGCGGGAGAACTCCTGGGCGATGTAGGACTCAAGGTCGAA